CCCATCTCAGCCCGATTCTGTGTCATGCCCTGCGCGGCCATCACATCAGTGATACTCAGCGCATCTTTTGACGTTGAGGCCGATGCATCGGTCAGGCCAGGGGATTTTGGGGAGTAGTATTTCGGTAAATCTTCCAGTTTCATTTTTTGACCTGCTCTTAATGCATTATGGGGTAAATCTTCACCCCCAGACGTCCACCAGATACTGGCTGACCACGAACGATATTGATTTCATCAAACTGCTCATCGTCCATTAACACTCCCGCATGCGTCAGCGCATCCAGCGGTGCTTTCAGGATATTGTCCAGGTCGCGACGACGCTTATCCGGTGGCTCTGCAATCACCTTTATCGCCAGCCTTCCGGACAGGTTTAATTTCAGCCGCTGCTGGCGAACAATTAGCGCCACATCACGGCGATAACGCTTTCCGGCCTCCGAGATGAAATACGTATTGCCATGACGTCGCCAGTAGGTATTCACCGTCGGCGGGTAAGGCAAAACAAATTCTATGCGTTCAGTCATTCATGCTTTCCACTTCAGGACACCCGAATTTCTCGCGTGCATTAAAAAACGAATCAGCAACAACAGCTGGCTGCCGTGTTTTTCTTCAAAATCTTTTACCCCGGCGTGCAGTTCGTTATGACATTTACGGCACAGCGGAATAACAAACAAATCATCAGCCTTTGTTCCCATACCTCCCAGGCCATGACCAATGATGTGATGCGGATCATCTGCCTGATTACCGCACGTCATGCATTTCTGCGTTTTTACCCAGCGCGTGTATACAGGCATCTCTTCCCGTTGTGGTTTCTGGCGCTGGAGATACTGAGCCGGAGACTCCGGATCAACGGCGATGCTTACTAACGTCTTTTCCTGGAGTGGGGGCTGTTGCTGGTGGACGTGAAGTGGCAGCGCAATATTTTTTGTGCGCTGCTTCAGTATGCTGGTGGCAGTCTGTTCTCCCGGTACGATGTCACTCTCACGGTATACGGAGCGGATTTTTTCCACCGGTAATCCCAGTGAACGACACAATACAGACTCCGGAAGCACATCAGCCACCTGATTGCAGACCGCCCACCAGGATAATTCGGCCAGCGATAACTCCCTCTCCTGCGTACCGCTGATTGCGTGACGGATGACGTCAATCATCCATGCTGACAAGTTTTGGTGAGCAAGTTGCTCAAGTGATTCTGAGGTCTGGTCACACAACTGGTTGTCGCAGTGCCAGCACAACACCATTGCGCCGGTACCATAACGGTGAATGACGGTTTCACTGTGGTGATAATCACCGTGTGGCCACTGGCAGGATTTAATATGGCGCAACAGCCAGTCAGACAGTGCACCAGCGCCGCCAGCAGCACGAATCACACGCTCATTGCTGAAAAATGGCAGTAATGATTTATCCTCCGCCAGCGGCTGGCGAACGGCAGGGACGACTCCGGATGGCAGGCCGCACATGCTTTTCGGTTCCGGCTCCACCAGCACTCGAGGATTATGAAATATCTGTATGGATTCACGGCCCGGCTTAAGGACCACCAGCCCAAGCTCAGGCACCAGAACAGGTCTAAGTAATACCCGCACGTTACCTCCAGATCCGTTGCTGGAAAGTGCGGGACGGACGTGGTGGGCGTTCGGAATAAGGCAGCCTGACAGAGATTATCCAGTGCCGATAGTCGAGACTGAGAGCTTTCTTAACCTCGAACCCGCGCCTGCGGTAAGAATGAATCAGCCATTCGGCCTGTTCTTCAGTACATGGTGGGTGTTGGTACCAGTCGGTTTTAAATGCGTGTGAACGCCGCTCATGCCGGATGGCAAGGTCGGTATCAGAATTGTGAAATTTGGTTTTGTGCGCCATCTGTTTTCTCTGCTGGCGCAGCAGGTGTCAGGTGTTCAGGCTGACGTGCGAATTGTAAACCAGAATGCCAGGAAAAAACAAAACCCGCCGAAGCGGGTTAAGTGCGGGTGCGTTGAGGATGCCTGACACATCAGAGGTGGCGAGGGATTTCTCCCCCGCCAGGTCTCTTACTCCTCAGGTTCGTAAGCTGTGAAGACAGCGACCTCCGTCTGGCCGGTTCGGATTCGTACCTCGCAGAGGTCTTTCCTCGTTACCAGTGCCGTCACTATGACGGTTAAACAGATGACGATCAGGGCGATTAACATCGCCTTTTGCTGCTTCATAGCCTGCTTCTCCTTGACCTTTCGGTCCGTAAGAGGCTAATCTCTATGTGTCGCATAGATATGGCCTCAGATTAATGTTAAGCGTCTTGCAGGACGCGTAATGTTAACTGGGGCTTTTCTCTATCTGCCTTTTGGTGTTCATGCCTGAGACAGATAGCCTCAAGCACCCGCAGTCATTCTACTTAACTAAGATTTCCCCGCAAACCGTTTTTGTCCGGCACAGTAAATATCCAACTAAACCAATGGCGTTCGCTGTATTTACCGCCAGTATTCAATGCACATGACCGCCATGAACACCCCTAAAAAAAGGGCATTTATATATCCAAATATTAATATCAAAACATCAACTTTTTCCATATACCTTGCTGTGAAGATGATGGGCATACATGATACGAACAACCAGAACGCAACAAACAAAAACTGCAATGCGTTTTTCATTATTCCTCCTACAATCAATGTGCAATTACATTTAAACACACCTCAATTTGGCCGGACATATAAATATCTAAACCAGAAAAAATCACTTACATAGCGTTACAAACTCTTTAGTCTAAATATTCATCGTAAAACATTCCCCATACTTATCAGCCCGTTCTGCGCCAGGTAGCTCATTGCCTTATCTGGGAATCTGTAATCAGGTTTCCGGATGCTGGTGGATTTTCGCGTTTTAGTTGTTCATAAAAGTGCACAGCTTTAACCAGTTCTTCTGATGTAACCGGGACTGGCGGGGCAGTGAATAAGGCCTGAATTTCATAGTTCGGCCTGTCGTTACAATCCTCTTTTTTCGGTACATATTTCCAGTCACCAGACCACTACTTCCCCTGAAAGTCCGTAACGCCTTTTTTTTCACGTAGCGATATCGCCATGCCACTGTTTTTGCTTGCCCCGCCGTTTCATGCCCTTCCTGATAATTAACCTCGCTCATTCATCGCCCCACTCATCACAATATGCTTCGACCGGAGTTTTTCCTGCTTCATAATCATCACGCCATGCTTCAGCATCAGCAGCACTGCCACCACGTAACTCTGCATAGTCCATTAACAGTTCATGCCATTCTTCAAAACTGACGTTGTATTTAGTTGAACCAAAATCAGCCATTTTGTTCTTCCTCTTCGTCTTTTATTTCGTGATATGAGTAATTGCAGTAGTTAAAGACAATATCTTTTGCTTCGTCATGTATTTCATCAGGCGTCGCATCATTATCCACTTCGAATTCATCCTCGAAATCTCCACCGGCTATTCCCGTTTCAATAATTATTTTAAACTTTCGCATTTAACTACCGCCCTTTCGGGCGGCCTCCTGATGTTCTGAGGGTGCAGAAATCCCTCCGGTTAAGGATTAAATTTTTAACAGTGCTAAATTTAATTATTCAGTTCTGGATTTTGTCACCCTGCGTATCCGCGCTTTCGCGTTACGCTCAATCTGAATTAGCTTTTCTATATTTTTTCGCCTTTCCCGTTCCTCCTGGCGCAAGAGCCTTACATCATCTGCCAGTCTGGTTTCTCTTTTCGCCACAGAGAGCATCCAGTCAAATGGCTCCACAACTGCACCGCAGATTTTACAGCGGACCTGACGCTCTTTTTCGTCAACCCGGACAGAAGCGTGATGGCAATATGGTCTTTCCGATGGCTCATAAAGAAAATTAACCTGATTACGAGGGTCATCCTCTTTTACCGGAAATAAAACGATATTGCTTAACTCATCCTCTGGTTTTATTTCCATGCTCCTCTCCTTTGATGCGAATGCCAGCGGCAATTGAAGCCTGATAGCTAATTTCACTCACAGTACCGCCTCCTGAAAATTACCCTGATAGAAAGCCAGTACACGCTGCATAGCTTCGCTCTTCCGGCACTCGCGACAGATTATATTCAGGCGCCTGTCGTAGCGGCGTATTTCTCCGTCTGGTAATGACCAGATAAGGTCCGGATCAACCGCAGATGGTTTCTTCGGCTTTGCCCTTGAGAGCTTTTTACGGGCATTTTGCCAGTCCTTACGCGCCTGTTCAGACGGGAATAACCCGTAACCAGAGTTGTATACATCGCCGCTGGCAACCAGCTCTCTTGCGAGAACGCTCATCAGATATCTTGTTGCCCCAGTTTTAGTTTCCAGTTGTCGTAACGTCTCGCGCCCACTCTGGCGTACGAGTTCAACAACCTGCCCTTTAATTTTTTCCCGCTCTTCTTGTGTAAAAACTTTTGCCACAAGCCCTCCTGAAAATTACCTCATGACCAGAAATTAACACTTACCCCCTGAAGCCCGGCGGAATTTCAGTGTCCGGTTCAGAAATGTGATTCACGCAACGCTGCGCAGGCGAACGCCCCAGGCGGATAACCAGTTCATCCCATTTTTCCCGGAGTTTTGCCGGACTCATGATGTTTTTTACCCAGAACGAATCCCGCTGGAGACGCCCAAACATTTCACAAATTTGTCTGTGAGTTCTGCCATCCAGCATCCGCATTGTGCGAACGTCATTGGCCCATGCTGTCCAGTTGGGTTCTTTCGGTCTAGTGATCTCGCCATCATAGCTGGCCGCCTGCTCGTAAAGACTCACGATTCGTCCCCAGATCCACTGTGCGCACACCAAATCTTCCTGACTTCCCCACTGGCGTTTTTTCGCACTGAACACAACCGCGTCAGGGTGTCGGGTTAAAAAATCCTGTTCAGCCGTCTGCGGGTCCGGTTGCGAAGCGTCCGGACAAGAAGATCTTTTATCTGACGGATCAGGTTTTAATACTGACGGATCGGGGTCAATCATCGGCCCCCTAATCGGCAGTTTTTTATCAACAGTTGATCCATCAAAATTTGACGGGTCAACCGTTGAGGGGTCAATATTTGACGGGTCAACTGTTAACGGGTCATTTTTTGCCGGGCTAATTTTTCTTTTCGGTTTATATGACTCACGCGCCGCCGCCGCAGCTGCTTCGAGTTTTTCCACATTAAGCCGATAGATATTGCTTACATTACGCCCACCGACCTTACGCTCTTCCTTCGTCAGCCAGCCCTCTTTCGCCAGTTCTGCAATAGCCGATTTCACTGTGGATTCACTTCTTGCACCGATCTGACGCCGGATAGTTTCAATGGCAGGCCATGACACGCCCTCGTCATTGCTGTAGTCTGCAAGACGGGCCATAACCGCCACCCTGGATAAGATCATGCCGGTGAAGGCGCACCCTTCCCAGACAAGACCATGAAGCTTGCTGCTCATAAAACCCCCGAACACCGTGCTTTTAGTGCATCACCACAGCATTCCCTGCCGGGCCGCCGCGATTCATCTGGTCATACAAAACAACCGCTGACGCAACAAAATCATCGACATCCTTCACCAGCCGATCCCTCCGTTCGACGATCTCACGGTAATATTCAGAACTGTGGCTGCGCATACGGGCCACCAGCAAAGGCGGCATCGCCTTTTCGATCGCCGGTAACAGAGCCTGCATTTTTTCAACAGCATCAGGGGTGTCTTTATCCAGCCAACGGAAAATTTTCTGGGTATTACGGGCCAGGGCTTCCGGATGGCTGTCGTCATACAGTTCCGGGAACGTCATTCCCAGCTCGAAATACGCTTTGGTAATTTTCGCAGCCGGCACTTTTTCGCCGTCCGGATGCGCCCAGACATTCATCGCCATGCGGATGTGTTCATGCTTGATTTTCATGAATCAAGCTCCTAGAAAGTTGTTGTGTTAACGTTTTGGTATCTTCCAGCTCGGGCCAAATATTCATCCAATCAAAAGGCCTTAGTTGCTGACGTGTAACTTCACCATTACTGGCTCGCTCAATAAGGACACATAACGATGCCCCTAACACTTGACCTTTACTCAATGCCTTTCTTAGATAACCGATGCTGGTACCACACTCGCATGCAAACATACGCTGTTCATCTGACGAAAGAGAATTGAGAAATATTCTTAATTCTTCCATAGCTACTCCTTAGTAAACACAGCAAAGAATACCCACAGGTAAACAAAAGTCAATACCCACAGGTTGTTTACCTTGCGGTAATCGCATCTATTATTTACCTATGGACAAATATGAATTTAGACGACAGCAACTCATCAAAATTCGTGATGAGAAATGCGATGGTAAAGCGGTTAACGTGGCCAGAAAGATCGGGCGCGAGCCTTCTTATGTATCAAGAATGTTGTACCCAGAGGGGAAAAAGGGAAAAAAACGGATCGCTGATGATATGGTGGAGATTATCGAAGAGTCCTTTGGGTTACCCCGGGGATGGATGGATGGTATCGTTTCATCATCAACGAACACAGCCTCCAGTTATGAAACAAGGGTTCTAACGCCACGACAACGTATTTTTTTAGATCTCTTAGACGAACTGCCAGAAAGTGAAGCGGATAAATTATTAAAAACTCTTGAAGAGAAAAAACAGTATTACAATATGATCTACGAAGAAATCCGTAAAAAGAAAGCACAAAACGCATCATAGCTCACCAAACAACTAGTCACCAGTTAAGACACCGCAAAAATTTACCCATGGGTATTTACTTTTTAAATACCTATGGGTATCCTTCTTTTCATACCAACCCACCCCGCCCCACAGAATGCAGGGCAATACTTCGAGTTACCAGGCAGTGGTCAGGGGTTAAGTAGCCAGCCCGAGGCGTAAGAACATGACGGCAGGGTTCAACTTTAATAACTATGCAGCAGGTTTTTGTTCCGCTACCCCGGCGTTAAGGGGAAATGAGGTCAACATGGATACTATCGATCTTGGCAACAACGAATCTCTGGTGTACGGCGTGTTTCCCAACCAGGACGGCACATTCACCGCGATGACGTATACCAAAAGCAAAACGTTTAAAACCGAAAATGGTGCCCGTCGCTGGCTGGAAAGAAACTCAGGTGAGTGATATGGATTTCGACACAATCATGAAAAAGGCTTACGAAGAATACTTCGAAGGCCTTACCGAAGGCGAAGAAGCTCTCAGCTTCAGTGAGTTTAAACAGGCGCTTTCCAGCTCGGCAAAATCTAACGGCTGATAAGCGAAGCAGCACCGCGAGGAATCAGTATGCAGAAACGAGAACCCGTCATCATCGCGCCAGACTATACCGATGATGAACTTTATGAGTGGATGCGCCAGAAAATTAATGCAGCGCAGGATCTGAAATGGGCCAATGAAGCCAGGGCTAAGCAGGCTGAAAATCTGTCCGCTCTGGAGCAGGATATCACCAGGCTGGAAAAAGCAGCGGCATTAAGCATTGCCAGAATGATTACATACCAGCGTTAATAGCTAACCAACGAAGCTAAGGTTGGTAATTAAGGAGTTCTCCACGGGTGAGGTGGAGTGCGTGCGCCGGACACGGGTGAGCATCCGGCACTGACAGTTTACTGAAAGGATATTTCCATGAAAAGTCAGACCATAACGCGAAAGCGCACGGCGAGGTAGCTGGTTCATAGATAGCCTGTCGTTAAATTTTCGTCGACCGTGCGCTTCCGGTTGTGGCACTACGCGAAATGGCGCGGCGGTAAGTATGGCGGGGGTATTCCTTCCCCGTTGAGGACACCGGGTTGTCAGGTTGACCATACGCTTAAGTGACAACCCCGCTGCAACGCCCTCTGTTATCAATTTTCTGGTGACGTTTGGCGGTATCAGTTTTACTCCGTGACTGCTCTGCCGCCCTTTTTAAAGTGAATTTTGTGATGCGGTGAATGCGGCTAAGCGCACGCGGAACAGTTAAAACCAAAAACAGTGTTATGGGTGGATTCTCTGTATCCGGCGTTAATTGTTAACTGGTTAACGTCACCTGGAGGCACCAGGCACCGCATCACAAAACTCATTGTTGAGGGCGCGATAATGAAAACGTTATTACCAAACGTTAATACGTCTGAAGGTTGTTTTGAAATTGGTGTCACTATCAGTAATCCTGTATTTACTGAAGATGCCATTAACAAAAGAAAACACGAACGGGAGTTATTAAATAAAGTATGCATTGTTTCAATGCTGGCCCGTTTACGTCTGATGCCAAAAGGATGTGCACAATGAATCCAGTATTTGCACTTATTCTGACGGTTTTTCTTGTTTCCGGAGAGCCAGTTGATATTGCAGTCAGTGTTCACAGAACAATGCAGGAATGTATGGCAGCAGCAACCGAACAGAAAATTCCCGGTAACTGTTACCCGGTCGATAAAGTTATTCACCAGGATAATATCGAAATCCCGGCAGGTCTTTAAAACAGTTCCGTAATAAATATCCGGTTTCATTCTTATATGCCAGCAATGGCAGGGATTTGTTCATCCTTAAATCTGTCATGAGGTTAAAACAAATGAGTAAAGTCTTTATTTGCGCCGCTATTCCTGACGAACTGGCAACAAGGGAAGAAGGCGCTGTGGCTGTAGCCACAGCCATTGAAGCTGGCGACGAACGCCGTGCTCGAGCAAAATTTCACTGGCAATTCCTGGAACATTATCCGGCTGCTCAGGACTGCGCTTATAAATTTATTGTCTGCGAGGATAAACCTGGCATACCCCGCCCTGCCCTCGATTCATGGGATGCTGAATATATGCAGGAAAACCGCTGGGATGAGGAGTCTGCTTCTTTTGTCCCGGTTGAGACTGAATCCGATCCGATGAACGTCACTTTTGACAAGCTGGCCCCTGAAGTACAGAACGCTGTCATGGTTAAGTTCGACACATGTGAAAACATCACCGTTGATATGGTTATTAGCGCACAGGAATTGTTGCAGGAAGACATGGCAACATTCGACGGACATATCGTTGAAGCGTTGATGAAAATGCCAGAAGTTAACGCCATGTATCCGGAGCTTAAGCTGCACGCCATTGGGTGGGTTAAGCATAAATGTATTCCTGGTGCTAAATGGCCCGAAATTCAGGCAGAGATGCGCATCTGGAAAAAACGTCGCGAAGGTGAACGCAAGGAAACCGGAAAATACACGTCTGTTGTTGATCTCGCCCGCGCCAGAGCCAATCAACAGTACACTGAAAATTCAACAGGAAAAATCAGCCCGGTCATTGCTGCCATTCATCGCGAATACAAGCAGACATGGAAAACACTGGATGACGAACTGGCCTACGCTCTCTGGCCTGGTGATGTGGATGCCGGAAACATTGACGGCAGCATCCATCGCTGGGCAAAAAAAGAAGTTATCGACAACGACCGCGAAGACTGGAAGCGTATCTCGGCATCAATGCGCAAACAGCCTGATGCCCTTCGCTACGACCGCCAAACTATTTTTGGCCTTGTCCGTGAGCGTCCGATCGACATTCACAAAGATCCCGTAGCACTGAACAAATATATCTGCGAATACCTGACGACAAAGGGCGTGTTTGAGAATGAAGAAACAGACCTGGGCACTGTTGATGTTCTCCAGTCATCAGAAACACAAACTGATGCAGTGGAAACTGAGGTATCTGATATCCCAAAAAATGAAACCGCGCCGGAAGCTGAACCATCTGTAGAGCGTGAGGGGCCGTTCTATTTCCTCTTCGCAGATAAGGACGGAGAAAAATACGGTCGCGCAAACAAACTCTCTGGTCTGGATAAGGCACTGGCTGCTGGCGCCACTGAAATCACAAAAGAAGAATATTTTGCCCGAAAAAATGGCACATACACGGGCTTACCGCAAAATGTAGATACCGCTGAAGATTCAGAACAACCAGAGCCGATAAAAGTTACCGCTGACGAAGTAAACAAAATTATGCAGGCAGCCAATATCAGCCAGCCTGACGCCGATAAGTTGCTTGCTGCATCACGTGGTGAATTTGTTGAAGGGATTAGTGACCCGAATGATCCGAAATGGGTTAAGGGGCTCCAGACCCGCGATTCTGTGAACCAGAACCAGCATGAATCGGAACGGAACTACCAAAAAGCGGAACAAAACAGTCCAAATGCGTTACAAAACGAGCCAGAAACGAAACAATCCGAACCAGTAGCGCAACAGGAACCGGAAAAAGTCTGCACCGCCTGCGGTCAGACCGGCGGCGGCAACTGCCCTGATTGTGGCGCGGTGATGGGCGACGCAACATACCAGGAAACATTCGATGAAGAGTATCAGGTTGAAGTTCAGGAAGATGATCCGGAGGAAATGGAAGGCGCTGAACATCCACACAAGGAGAACACTGGCGGCAATCAGCATCACAATAGCGATAATGAAACTGGCGAGACGGCAGATCACCCAATTAAGGTGAACGGTCATCACGAAATCACACCCACCAGCAGGACGTGTGACCATCTAATGATCGACCTTGAAACCATGGGAAAAAATCCTGATGCCCCGATCATCTCAATAGGTGCAATATTTTTCGATCCGCAAACCGGAGATATGGGACCGGAATTTAGTAAGACTATCGATCTGGAAACTGCTGGCGGAGTCATTGATCGGGACACCATTAAATGGTGGCTTAAGCAATCACGCGAAGCGCAATCTGCCATTATGACCGATGAAATCCCGTTAGATGATGCACTGTTACAATTGCGAGAATTTATCGACGAAAACTCCGGTGAATTTTTTGTTCAGGTCTGGGGAAATGGAGCCAACTTCGACAACACGATTTTGCGCCGTTCATACGAACGGCAGGGGATCCCCTGCCCGTGGCGTTACTACAACGATCGCGATGTACGCACAATCGTTGAGCTGGGGAAAGCCATAGACTTCGATGCCAGAACGGCTATTCCATTCGAAGGTGAGCGCCATAATGCACTTGATGACGCTCGTTACCAGGCAAAATACGTTTCAGCTATCTGGCAAAAACTGATCCCGAGTCAGGCTGATTTTTAATGTTCAACCCTAATTGCCGCTAACCGTATATAGTTAGCGGCGGTTATGAGATATAGCTATGAGCAGCTTATTTTTAACCGAAGATGAATTGCTAATATTAACGGGCTGCAAATATGCAAGCCACCAGCGAAAATGGTTAATAGAAAACGGGCTTCCGTTCTATACCAATCGTAGTGGCAAACCGATTGTCAGCCGGGATCTATTTACCTGCAATAAAACTTTACCACCACGCGAGGTAGAGCCGAATTTTGGTGCGATCTGATGGGAAGACGAAGGAAAAATCCTGAACACGAAAAATTACCTCCAAATGTATACCCAAATAAATATAGTTATGTATGGAAACCAACATCCAGAGAATCTGTCACACTAACCGCCATCAAGGATGGTTTAGCTGCTTTATGGAAAAAGTATGAGGAAACTGTAAATAATCGCGATCGTGCAATGACATTCGGTCGCTTGTGGGAAAAATTCCTCGCCAGCGCCTATTACAGTGACCTTAGTCCAAGAACACAAAAAGATTATCTGCAACATCAAAAAAAGTTGCTTGCCGTATTCGGTAAGGTACCAGCGGATTCCATAAAACCAGAACACATCCGTCGATACATGGACAAAAGAGGGGAGCAGAGTAAAACGCAAGCCAACCATGAAAAAAGCAGTATGTCCCGTGTTTACAGTTGGGGGTATGAGCGAGGGTACGTGAAGGCTAACCCATGTGCAGGTGTAAGTAAATTCAAGGCCAAAAACCGCGAACGATATGTAACCGACAAAGAATACCAGGCAGTATTAAGCGTTGCACCTCTTCCTGTTTTTATCGCAATGGAAATTGCCTATCTGTGTGCAGCGAGGGTTTCCGATGTGTTATCGCTGAAATGGGAACAGATTGGAAACGACGGGATATTCATCCAGCAAGGGAAAACCGGAAAAAAACAGATAAAAGCATGGAGTCCACGATTACAGGCAGCGATCGAAAAAGCAAAACAGTTACCAAAATCTGCCTATGTGATCAGCAATCAATACGGCAACCGATATATGTACAAAGGCTTTAACGAAATGTGGGTAGATGCAAGAAATCGTGCTGGAAAAATTTCAGGTATTTTAACCGACTTCACCTTTCATGATCTGAAGGCGAAAGGAATTTCAGACTATGAAGGAAGCAGCCGGGATAAGCAACTTTTCTCTGGTCACAAAACCGAAGGGCAAGTGCTAATCTATGACAGGAAGGTTAAAGTTTCACCAACACTTGATGTCCCGTTACCTGAAAATATTCCAAGAAAATATTCCAAGTAATTCCAAGTGTGATTTTTGTCACTGACTTAATGATGTGTAAGTGATTGAATTTTGGCGGAGAGAGGGGGATTT